AATCCAACTAATGTTGTAGTTAATAACTATAATAAAAAAGTTTTTGATGCTTTTGAGCGTCATGGAATTACTGCACATGTCATTAACTTTAGACACAGATATTTCTGGGATGGTGGAATACATTGTATTACTAGTGACCTGGGTAGAATTGGAACTATGCAAGATTATTTTCCTGAAAGAAACAAAAAGTGATTATTTTTAACAAAATTCGTTGGCGCAATTTTCTTTCTACAGGTAATCAATTTACTGAAGTAGATTTTCAAGACGCTAAAACAAATCTTATCGTGGGAACTAATGGTTCCGGTAAGAGTACTATTCTTGATGCTCTTACTTTTTCTTTATATAATAAACCTTTTCGAAAGATCAATAAACCTCAACTCATCAATGCAGTAAATGAAAAAGACTGTGTAGTTGAGATTGAGTTTTCTATTGGTAATCGTGAGTATAAAGTTGTAAGAGGAATCAAACCAAACATTTTTGAGATTTGGATTGATGGTAAAATGCAGGATCAGGATTCTGCAGCCCAAGATCAACAAAAGAAACTGGAAGAAAATATTCTAAAACTGAACTATAAGTCTTTTACTCAGACGGTCATTCTGGGTTCGGCTACTTTTGTTCCTTTCATGCAACTCACATCTTCTCATCGTAGAGAGATTGTTGAGGATCTATTGGACATTAAGATCTTTTCTACGATGAATAATATCCTTAAGGATAGAATGCGTAGAACAAATGAACTCATTCGTGAATACTCAATCAAGAAGGATTTGGTTGAGGAAAAGATTGAGATGCAAGAAAACTTTATCAAAGATCTAGACAAGAGTGGTAAAGAAAGAATCCAGAGGAAAGAAGACTATATCAAAACTTTGGATAGTGAACTTGTTGAACTTACTGAAGAAAATGAAGTCTTGATGAAAACCATTCAGGATGATTTGAGACCAAAGTTAGAGGATCTTAATAATTCAAAGTCTAGTTTGAAAAAACTGAATTCAATCAAAGCAAAACTGGAACAAAAGATACAAACTTTAGTATCCGAACATAAGTTTTTCCAAGAAAATTCGGTTTGTCCTACTTGCACCCAAAGCATTGAGGAACAATTTCGCCTAGATAAGATTGTAGATATTGAGGAGAAATCTAAAGAACTCAATGACGGATACCGAGAGTTGGAGGATGCAATCAATGTAGAACAGGAAAAAGACGAACAATTCTTATCTTATTCTACGGAGATTAGTAAACTCAACAATGACATTACCACAAACAATGTTAAGATTAATGGGCTTAACAAACAAATCAGAAATCTTGGACATGAAATTCAAGAAATTACCGAACAAATTCAAAACCGAAATTCTGAAAGAGAAGCCCTTGACAATTTAATAACAGATCTTGAAACAATAGAAAAACAAAGGTCTACCGAAAAAGAACAAGTTAATTACTACGAGTTCGCTCATTCATTGATGAAAGATGGTGGAGTAAAGTCCAAAATCATCAAAAAGTATCTGCCTCTTATGAATCAGCAGATAAACAAGTATCTACAGATGATGGACTTCTACATCAATTTCACACTGGATGAAGAGTTTAAGGAGGTTATCAAGTCACCAGTTCATGAAGATTTTAGTTATGAATCGTTTAGTGAAGGTGAGAAGATGCGTATTGACCTTTCTCTCTTGTTTACCTGGCGGGACATTGCCAAACTTAGAAATTCGGCCAGTACAAATCTTCTCATCCTAGACGAAATTTTTGATAGTTCTCTAGATGGTGCAGGTACAGATTTCTTCACAAATATTATTCGTTATGTCATCCAGGATGCTCATGTGTTCGTAATCTCACACAAGACCGACGATCTCATGGATAAATTTGACAGGGTGATGAAATTTGATAAAGTAAAGGGATTCAGTAAACTCATGTCATGAACACTCCAAACTGGCAGCATCATTCCAAAAAGGAACAGAAACGAAAACTTAAACCGCAAGCACTGAGGGCGCGAAAAGAAGCCCTTAGACACTTCAAAAAGCGTCACATGAACCGCTCCAATGGGGCGGTTTCGTCGTATATTGGCTACATACGAAACGAAGTCCATGCCTGTTAACCACGAAGTCAAGGGTAACCTCGCCCGTCTCCTCGCAACTGAAGATCTGGTTGTGGAACACAAGAATGTCCCCACTGCATCTTTCAATGTGGATACTCGTGTTCTGATCCTTCCAATGTGGGAGAAGGCTTCTAGTGTGGTCTATGACATGTTGGTGGGTCATGAGGTTGGTCATGCACTCTATACTCCTAACGAGGACTGGAGTCTCAAATATTCTGTCCCCCAACAGTTTGTCAATGTAACTGAAGATGCTCGCATTGAGAAACTGATGAAGCGTCGTTATGGTGGACTGAATAAGTGTTTCTATGCAGGTTATCGTGAACTGCATGAAGAGGACTTCTTCCAAGTAAAAGACGAGGATATTTCTACCTTTAATCTGGCTGATCGTGCAAACTTGTTCTTCAAGATCGGAAACTATCTTGAACTTGTTTTCACTCAAGAAGAACAAGAGATTGTTGATCTGATCGGAAATGCAGAAACTTTTGATGATGCGATTGAAGCTGCAGTTAAACTCTACGAATATTGTAAGAAAAAACAAGATGAGGAAGTGAAACTGGGTTCCATTGATAATGTCTCCCAGAATCCTGGTAATAGTTCTGAACCTCAATCCGAAACTCCTGAACAGTCTTCTCAGGAAGAGTTGGAGACCTCAGGAGAGGGTGGCCAGGCGTCCTCTGAGGGTCAGTCTGAGGAGAAATCCGATACTCCCTCCGAGAAGACTTCAAACCTTGGCGGCGAGACTTCTGAACCTGAAGTTCGCACTGCGGATAATCTGGAGGAAGCCATCCGTGATCTGGTGAATGAAAGTCCCTATGGTGAGAATGTTTATGTTGAGATTCCTAAAGTGAATCTTGATACCGTCATTGCATCCAACTCGGATGTCCATAAACATATTAATGATTGGTGGAATTCCAGTGTTAAAAAGTTGGAAGATAGTGGATATGAAAATCCCCATTCATTCCTTTTTGGAGATATTGACAAAGAGTATCGTGAGTTCAAGCGTTCTGCACAGAAAGAAGTTAACTATCTTGTGAAGGAGTTTGAGTGTAAGAAAGCCGCAGACTCTTATTCTCGTGCAACCACTGCTCGTACTGGTGTTCTGGACTGTTCCAAACTTCACACCTATAAGTACAATGAAGATTTGTTCAAGAAAGTTACCACTCTTGCCGATGGCAAGAATCATGGTCTGGTGTTTGTTCTTGACTGGAGTGGTTCAATGTCTGATGTGATGTTGGATACTATCAAACAACTTTATAATCTCATCTGGTTCTGCAAGAAAGTTGCAATTCCTTTTGAGGTTTATGCATTCACTCATGAATGGCGTCGCCGTGAATTGGATGAAACTGGAAAGTATATGGATTTCTCCCCTCACTATCAGAAGAAACCTGGCCTTCTTCAAGTTCATGAAGATTTCTCTTTGATGAATCTTTTCACTAGTAAGACTAATTCTCGGGTTCTTGAAGAACAGATGATCAACATCTATCGTATTTCAAAGGAGTTTAAGTATTCTTATAACAATGCTCCTAAGTATACTCATCCTTATCGCATGTCTCTTTCTGGAACTCCCCTGAATGAATCCATTGTTGCATTGCATCAGATTCTTCCTAAGTTCAAGAAAGAAAACAAACTCCAGAAAGTTCAGTGCGTGATTCTGACTGATGGTGAAGCTGCTCCTTTGAAGTTTCATAAGGAATTCAAGGGTAGGACTATTAATAATCCCGATGAAGTCTATATCGGACTGAATAGTGTCAACATGCACGCTACTTTCCTTCGTGATCGTAAACTCGGCCGTACTTATAAAATGAAAGATGAGTATTATCAGTTCACTGATGTGATGCTTGAACACCTTAAAGATTCTTTTACTGATGTGAACTTTATTGGTATTCGTGTCCTTGAAGGTCGGGAGGCTGGATCTTTCATTCGTCGTTATTACGAGACCAGTGATTATTCTTCGGGTTATTATCAGGAGAGTAAGGAGTATCAGAAAATTATGTCTGATTGGAAGAAGAACCGTTCTTTTAATATCAAAACTTCTGGATACCACTCTTACTTTGGGTTGTCTGCATCGGCTCTTTCTAACGAGGTTGACTTTGATGTTGCTGAAGATGCAAGTAAAAGTCAAATCAAGTCTGCATTTGCAAAGTCTTTGCGGACTAAGAAACTGAACAAGAAAGTTCTTGGAGAGTTTATTGAGTTGGTCGCTTAATAAATATCTAAAAAGTACTTTGTAAAATGGATACCTTAACCAGAAGAGCTTTAGAGAAAGAAGAAAGAAGACTTGAGGAGGAAATGCAAGAACAAGTTTCTACATATGAAATTGTTCTTGAGTATCTTCTTGATGAAGGTTACGCCTCTTCAGAAGAGTCTGCAGATTAAGATTATTCTCAATATGAGTGATTCTTGGTTTGAAGGTATCATGGAAGCTACTCGTGCTGCTAAAGAAGGTATGAAAGATGAACATCGTGTAGGTGTTGAAGTTCGTGCTGATAAAGCAAAAAAGTCTCTTGAAGCTAAAGCAAAAAGAGATAAAGAAATTGATAAGTATGAGAAAGAGTCTGGTAGAAAAGTAGATCGTACCAAATCCAAAGAATATAAGTCACACGCAGAGTACTTTGGTGGTTCTCGTCAAGAGAAAAAAGTAAAAGGTGAAAAAGAAACCGAATCTGAAACTCAGAACAGAAGGGCTGGACGCCAGGTTCTTAGAGTCTTAAAACATGGCCACACCACAAAGGAAAAGTCAGAGTCCAAGGCAAGAGAAAAGTACGATTCTCCAAGAGACTGAGGACACTTGAACAACCTGCACAGGGGGGCTTCCAAGCCCCCTTTTTTTGTCGTATTATAGCTTCAGTTGAGAAACACACCACACAATGCCCCGCACCAAGATGACCGATGATCAAATTCTTGAAGGTCTCAAGTCCACTTATGGAATTGAGATTACTTCTGGTGATGTCAAAGCCTACTGTGCGATGAATAACCTTTCCTATCCTACGGTCACTCGCCGTCTTGATTCTTTCAAGGTGTCTCGTGGTCGTTGGAATCTTGAGGTGACTCAAGAGCGTGTTCAAGAGATTGAACGCAACTTCAACAATGTATCGGTTCTTCCCGAAGTGCATCAAAACCTTATTCCCGAAAAAGATGATACCTTCGTCAAGTTTGGTAATTTTAACGATATTAAAAAGATTATTTCCAGTCGTCTCTTTTACCCTACCTTTATCACTGGTCTTAGCGGTAACGGGAAAACTTTCGGAGTTGAACAAGCTTGTGCTCAGTTGGGTCGGGAGTTGATCCGTGTTAACATTACGATTGAGACAGATGAAGACGATCTTATTGGCGGATTCCGCTTGGTCAACGGTGAAACTGCTTGGCATAATGGTCCGGTCGTTGAAGCCCTGGAGCGCGGTGCGATTCTTCTGCTTGACGAAATTGACCTGGCTTCCAACAAGATTCTTTGCCTTCAGTCCATCCTTGAAGGTAAGGGAGTCTTCCTCAAGAAAATTCGGCCGCTTCGTAAAACCCGCTGCTGGTTTCAATGTGATTGCTACTGCAAACACTAAAGGTAAGGGTTCTGACGATGGTCGTTTCATTGGTACGAATGTTTTAAACGAGGCATTCTTGGAACGATTCCCTGTGACCTTTGAACAGGAATATCCTTCTGTTGCAAATGAAGTCAAGATCCTTGATAAAGTTGCACAAACTCTGGGAGTTAAAGATGGAGAATTCTGCAAGCGTCTTGCAGATTGGGCTGATATTATCCGCAAGACCTTCTACGATGGCGGTATTGAGGAAATTATCAGTACTCGTCGTTTGGTTCACATTATCCGTGCCTACAGTATTTTTGGTGACAAGGCTAAAGCGATTCAAGTTTGTGTGAATCGCTTTGATGACGAAACCAAACAATCCTTCCTGGAACTGTATGACAAAGTGGATGCAGACTTCCAAATGCCTACTGGGGAAGTTGACCAGATACCTGTATTCTGATATAATTGTGGAAGGTAAAAATGCGCCTTCCCTTTATTATGGACGAGTATCCTTATTCAGAATATCAATTCACCTTAACTGAAGGTGGATCTGGAACACTTAATTTGACAAAAACACCTGTTATGAGCGAAACCAAAAATCATCTTTGGAAATATAATGAAGATAAAATCCTTAAAGATATTGAGGATTATGTGACTTCTACTTATGGAAGTCATTATTGCGGCCACAATCAAGCCTAACAAAGATATTCAGACGATTGATCTGATGGCTGCAAAGG